GTCTCCTATCTTTTTCCATATTTCCTTCTCATTCTTACGAACGAACAGGAAACCATCTATTATAGTAACATACCATTTGTCGTCTGGCAAGCTTCCCAGACAATTTTTTTCCATGTCACCCCACCCTCTGACCATACGAGTCATGAGGGGGATTGCGGTCTCAATCGACCCATAGTGTTGAATGATCTCAATGTTGTGTGCCTTGCAGAGTTCGTTGTATTCAGGCCCCAGACAGATACCCGACATGTTCATCCGTACAGTCTTGTCGTACTGAGGCATGTCTTTGAGTAACCAGTATAGGACATCTGAGTTGGGCATGATCATCCTGTCGATACCGTGTGCGTTGATGAACCTATTCATCATGATCGCAGTAGCGGGATGCCAGTCATTTCGGTCTGCTAGGGTGTAGTGGTAGTGTCTGTCCGATACCATAAGTGAGGGGAGTAGGTCAGTCAACATTGCACTCGCATGGTGCATGTTCTTGGTGTGCAGAACCACACTCTCAGGTTCGAATCCGAATATTCCGATGTTACGTTCCGAAATTTCCGCAACCTCTTTATGGGTGAACTCAACCATCTTAGAGAAGTCTGTTGTTCCACTTGTACTGGAAACAAGAAAGGGGTCATCTGGATCAACAGTCCAAGGTTGGATGTCATCATCATCCCAGTCTGCGGCATCTCTAGGTGTCAAAATCTTGTCACTATACTGAGTGATCATCTCTTGATGTAGTCCATCATAGAGGGTACGTCCACTACCATCGTCAAGACAAAACCTCGCAGGCCCGAATCTGGCGAGTTTGGTGAAGGGTAATGACTCCTTTTTCGCAGGACTGTCCAACAGAATCATACGCAGACCCAACTCCGCACAGGCGAAGATTGCAGAGACATGCCAGTGATTGACGTTCAGAATAGAGATCGCAACTAGGTCACCCTTCTTTGCACCTTGTCGATAAAGAACTTGTTTCCATCGATTGATTAGAGAACAGATGTGATCCAGTTCGAACTTACTATCGTATAATATGTTAGGATTGATGATCTTACGGGTTATCATATTCAAACACTCTCTGTCTTAACTCCACACACTTCGCACATTTACCACACGGTTCTGCACGTGCACGGATACACGTCCGGACGTGTCTTCTGACATCTTCGGGAATCAGGTAATACTGTTCTTTCTTGTTCAGGTGTTCAAGGTGATGACAGATGTACTCGACCTTGGTTCCTGCCCACTCTGACATCTTGTGATAGTAGTCACTCCTAACCTTGTCTGTAGATTCAAACTCAAGGGAGTTCGATTCTGAGTAAATCTCTTCGACCCAAGGATTAGTCAAGTGAAAGTTGAACAGGACATTGGAGACGATAGGAGTCCAAGGCCATCCACCACCAAACCCGCCGTGTTCCCTCCAGAACTGTCCCGCTCTCTTGGTGTCAACGATAGGGACGTGGTACTCGACATAGGTGACCTTCACATCCAATAGTTTGGACATCTCCTCTAGGGCACGGGTCTCAAATACGTTGGTGTGGATGTCGTTGATGATGACCTGTATGTGAACCAGAAGGGGAGTTCTACCCTCTTCTAATAGTTTACATACGAGAGCGGTACTCTCTACTCCACTCGACCATCCAACAATACAATCATGGTTTGACATGTTTCGCATGTATTTTGCATCCTATAAACTCATTGTAGTATTGGTCTGAGAACAAGACATCACGGTCAAACTGTTCCTTCGCTTCGTAGTAGGAACACTCACCTTTGGTCTTACACAGTCTAATAATTTCACGGTGATATGCATCACCACCTTTCTTTTCAACGAGAAGTTTTAGCTCTTCGGAAGACCCGTAGTACTCCATCCAGTCAGATTGTTTCTTGACTACACGCTTACGAGTCTTACCTTTGAGAGGAGGGAGTCTACGAGTAGACCAGAAGAATTTCTTACCGATATATTTCTTACCAGTATCCAGTTCCGTAATGCAATAGACGAACCCAACGTATTCGCTGAGTTCGTCTTCGCTTGGTTCGTATGGTAGGTTTCTATATGTCCACATACACTTATGTATATGCGTCACTGTCTCCTAGATAAGTTACCTCGGCCTCTTCACCACACATCGGACAATAGAGAGGTTCTTCGTCATCGTAAGGACAAACCACTTTGGTTATACTGTCACAGACTGCACACTCAATCTCCCAGAAGTACTGTTCGACATAACTGATCATGCAGCGCAACCGACTCCATCTAATCCGCAGACTTCAGGTTCTTCTTCCCAACCCCAGTCACCTTCCATTCCGACCACGGAATATTCGGTAACTCTCTTCTCAAAGAAATTATCATGAGATGCACCGTTGAGTACCCAATCCAACCAAGGGAGGGGGTTGTCCTTCTGACGGAATTTTGTTTTCATTCCAAGTTGAAGGAGGCGACGATCTGCAATGTGACGAATGTACTTACGGACTTCTTCCTTCGTGAGTCCCTGTACATCATTACCCTTGAATGCCAGATTGATGAATTTGTCTTCCAGATCAACCGCAGTCTTCGCCATCTCGTAAATCTTAGACTTGAGTTCGTCGTTTACGATACGGGGATGTTCCTCACAGAAGGTACGGAACAACTTTGCATTACCCTGTACGTGTAGAGACTCATCACGAATAGACCACTCGACGATTGTACCCATACCCTTCATCTTACCGAAGCGTTGGAAGTTGAGAAGCATCACGAAGGAACTGAACAGAGACATACCCTCATTGAATACCGACTGTGCGAGTGCAAGTGCGAGACCTGTGTGAGAGGTAGTGTCACCCTCTTTCATGAAGTCAACCTTGTCCGCCATCTCCTTGTACTCAAGGAACTTGTGATACTCTTCGTCGGGTAGACCAAGGGTGTCGTTCAACAGCGCATACGCTCGTTGGTGTACTGCTTCCCGCCCCGCAAACGAAGACAACATGTTGCGTACCTCGTTATTCTTGAACTTGGGAATCAGGAGTTCGTGGTAGTTCTCACCTACCTGTACGTCCGACTGAGTGAACAGACGGAGTACCTGAGTGATGAATTCTTTCTCATCCTCAGTGAGTTTGGTTCGCCAGTCCTGTACGTCTTCGGACAGTTCTGCCTCATCCTCAATCCAGTGAACCTCTTCGTGTTTCTTAGATAGTTCTACCGCCCAAGGATACTTGAACGGTTTGTAAGTTTTAGAAAACTCTAGTAATGCCATTTAACCCTCGCAAGCTCTGCATTCGTTATCTTCTGTCTCAATGACAGTCTTGTTTATATGTGCCATAAACTCATCATATCCACCGATGTAGTTACCACCGATGTAGATTTGAGGGACGGTCTTAACCTTACGTCCGGTCACTTCAGCCGCAGTCTTACCGATCTCTTCCAGATCGATGTAGTCAAAGGGCATACTACGTAGTTCAAACTCTGTCTTGGTCATCTCACAGAACGGACAGTTCTTCTTACCGTAGATGATGTTACGGTCATCGTCCTGCAGTGCAACACGTTCGACCTTCTCCGATACGTTCTCTGCACGAGACTTCGCTTCGGTACGTAGGTAGTACAGACCCTTCAGTCCAGACTCCCACGCTTTCAGGTGTACCTTGTTCACATAGGACTTCTGTGCACCAGCGGGAAAGAACAGGTTGACCGACTGACCCTGACAAATAAAGGGTTGACGGTCTGCGGCATGTTTCACTACCCAGTTCTGATCTAGTTCCTGTGCAGTCTTGAACACCGCCTTCTCTCCTTCGGTGAGGAAAGGAAGGTGTTGTACCGACCCCTTAGCAGTAATGATAGAAGACCAAGTGGACTCGTTATTCATTTCCCGTTCGGTAAGTAATTGCTCCAAATACTTGTTCTTGACCAAAAAACTTCCCGAACGGGTTCGATGAGTGTACGCACACGCCTTCAGGGGTTCGATAGAGGGCGAGGTGGACAGGATAACACCACTGGACGCATTGGGGGCGATAGCGAGCAAATGTGCGTTCCGTCTACCCGTTCCTTCTCCATCGGGGTACTCTCCCCGTTCAATTGCAAGGGCTTCGGTTTCTCGTACTGCTTCTTGCTTGATATGTTGAAACACCACGGTGTTGATTTCAGACGCTTTATCAGATTCCCAAGCAACCCCGTGTCTTTGTAGGAGACTGTGGAAACCCATTGCCCCCAAGCCAATTGAACGTTCTCGCATGGCGCTATACTTAGCTCTGGTGATTGTGTCGGGTGCTTCGTCGATGAAGTACTGCAGGACGTTATCAAGCATACGCACAAGATCACGGACAATCGTTGTATCTTTCCATTCATCGTAGTACTCTAGGTTTAGTGAGGACAAACAACAAACGGCAGTGCGGTCATCGGATGTCGGTAAGTGGATTTCATTACACAGATTAGACCCGTGAATCCTGAGACCCAAGTCCTTCAAGTTCTGAGGCAACGCATCATTCGCAGTGTCGATAAAGTTCAGGTAGGGTTCACCTGTGCGGAACCGAACCTCAAGGATGCGCTCCCACAATTTACGTGCGTTGATAGATTCTTTTACTGCACCGTCCTTCGGATCACGCAGATCAAAGTCGGTATTGTCCCGAACCGCAACCATGAACTCATCGGTGATGTTGATTGCGTTGTGTAGGTTCAATGCCTTACGTTGTACGTCACCCGTAGGAATACGGATGTTCAGGAACTCAATGATGTCGGGGTGAGACACGTCCATGTACGCAGCGTAAGAACCCTTACGAGTCTTACCCTGACGGTACGCAATCATGTCTGCATCTACAGTGTGTAGGAAGGGAATGGGGCCTGGAGCAATATCAGACACGGTTCGCACGTCACTCCAATGTCCACCAACTCCACCACCATAAACACTAAGCCAACGTAACTCAGAACTGTGATCGATAAGACCTTCAAGGGTGTCCGGTACGTAGGTGAGGAAACAAGAGATAGGCATCCCCTTACCCTTTCCATGACCGTTCGGTGCATTCGAAAGAACAGGTGACGCAAACATAAACCATTTTTGACTGACATAATCATATAACCTTTGTGCGAGAGCTTCGTCTCCATTAGACCACGCAGTTGCAGCACGTGCATAGCCCTGTTGTGGTGAATCCTCATATTCATTGAGGTAGAAATCTTTCAACATGCCTACTGCATAGTCTGCGAGTAGGTCATCCTTCTTCTTGTCAATTTTAATTGTCATAGGGCATCCATTACTTACTGTAGTCGTAGAAGGGTTCGGCTCTTGTGAACTGATACTCCTCAATGTACATCTGTTTTCCGGTCTCTGCGAACTGACATGCACGTGAGATCAGATACTCTTCCACCTCATTCTCTAAAATTAAGTCGTTATAGAGAAGGTGAGACTCCATGTCGGTTTCGTAGTTCTCAACCAAGAATCTATCGGGGTGAAGATATTTATCATCCGTCCCATCTAGAGCAACGTATATTAGAGAATTTTTTTCTAGAGTGTCTTGTAATTTATAGACCTCAGTAAGGTCATCGTCACTGTCAAATATTACAAGGGTGTGGCCGGACGGCAGGGTGTTGATATTCATACTCACTCCAATTTGAATGAGGGAATTATATCAACGAAGAGAGGGGGTTGTCAACCTCATTGATCATTTTTCTTCCCAGCACGGTTCTCCATGAAACGCTTGAGGACATCTGACATGTCCTTACGTTTCTTCTTCTTCCGAACAATCACCGTAGACGAATCGTCTCCAGTTCCCACAACGGAGGCGGTACTGGTCATATCTTCATAGAACTTGTTGAACGATTTCATCTGGTAATTTCTCCGGTAGTAATATATAGACTCTGCTGGGTCTTTAGATGAGTAGCTTCGTATATTTTAATACCAAGAATTTCGTCGATAGGTTTACCATCAACGACTCTCACTTGGTCACCTTTCTGGACAACATCTAGGTATGAGTCTGCAGTGATTGACTCGTTCTTCATACGATAGACGCCGGGTGACAGTTCATTGTCCTTCAACATAAACCACTGAGTATCTTCAGCGAGTACGTCTAGGACATCGACTCCAGTTTCTTTGTGAATCTTGTTTAGGTTCTTATCCGACAACTCACCATGTTCTTTGATGAGTGCGAGTGCAGCGCCATAACGTGCGAGGACAGAAGAACCGCCTGGCGCTTTGGCCATGATCTTCTTTAGATTGAAAACAAGACGATGGAATGCGGTGTAGTGATCACGTAGCGCTTCACGATTCTCGACAGTGTTGTCCGTAAAGTCTTTTCGTCTCTTGCCGTTTTCGTCTACAATACCTAACTTGAACGCTTCAGTATCTTCTACTGGTGTGACAAGAAGTTTCAGAAATCTAATAGTGTATACTAGATCAGCAGCACTTTTCAGTATCCCCATTAGATTCTCCGTATCTCTCTCATTCGATCCACTGCGAGTTGATCCATTTCGATCTCTGGATATCCATGCTCATCAATGGCTCTAAGGAAAATCAGAAATGGTTTCAGTACACTCCAGTGCTCTTGTTCTATTTTAAACTCAAGCATCTTCAATCCCGCAGGAAATCCGAATACGTTAAAAATCACAATCAAGTGATTCAGTATCAACCTCTCAGAAAGTTCACCACTTTCCCTATAACGGTTCAAGAGTCTCTTGATATACTTGAACCGTTTGAGGTCTTCAAAAAATTGTTCCCCATCAATTGCCATTGGGGTATGATAATGCTTCGCAGCAAATATCATCAGGTTCTTACTGTTCAATTCCATAATATACCTTGTAAGGAATAAATTAAGTTTTATACCTTATATAGGATACTACGAAAGTTTTTCAATAAGAACTGCCTTGGTTGCATAAGGACTAACTTCCACACCAGTCTGTTCTGCCAGTGCAAGAAGTTGTGTCTTAGTCATACCTTCCAACGAAGAGTTACCGACAGGCGCTTCATGTAACATCTGAGGCGCTTCGTGTACGACCTGTTCAACTACCTTTTGAGGCACACCATTGTACTCCATGATGTCGATATCAGAAATACGTTGTGCCTTTAAGAGTTCTCCGGTTCGGGGATCAACCCACCCTCTACGAGTGGGTGTTGCATCCACGCACCATGCGGGAGGTGTCAGTGCCATTATTCATCTTCTCCTTTGAGTTCATTCACTTCGTTAGCAATTTCCCCCCAAGTCTTACCGGACAGAACATCCATGATCTTCTGTTGGTAAGTGCGTGTGTCTTCCTTTACAGGGTTGACAACATTCTTGTCACCAGCGTCATTGTCGCCGGGACGCTTCGGTGCAGGTTTGGTTGCTTTACCAGCAGCGAAGGTCTTCTTGTGACCGTCTTCTTCATCATTCTCAATCTTCTTGTCAGACTTGTCGTGTGCCTTTGCGAACTCCTTGGACTTAGGTGACTCTTTGTCAGTCAGTCCTTCGGGAGGAGTTGCACCCTTCTTAGGGCTAGCAGCTTCAGTCAGAGCGTCGATAAGGTGATCGATGTCTTCTTTAGACACAACTCTCTCACCGATCTTAGAAATCTCTGCGGTCTTCTCACCAGAGTTAGCGGCAGGCTTCTTCTTCTTATCGTCTTTCTTATCGTCTTTCTTATCGTCCTTACCGTCACGTGCGTCAATCGCATCGTCGGTTGCGGCACGGCGCTTGTGGAGATACTCATCGGAGTCATCCACGTCACCATCGTTGTCGATGTCCTTGTCCTTACGCTTTGCGAACGGCTTGTCGTTCTCTTTATCGTCTACAGGGTCAAGTTTCTTCGCCTCTTCGACTTCGTGCTTACCAGTGTTGTCGCAGTGATCGCAACCCTCACCCTTGCACTTAGGACATTCGACTTCCTTTTCTTCCATCTTCTTGCGGTCACTACCGCAGCTCTTTTCGGAGACAACCTCAAGATATGCCTCCATCATTTTTTTGATGTCTTGTGTGTTCATCTTAGGTCTCCGTTACATGAACCAGAAAAATTTAATCATGGCACCGCATACTGCAGTACCGACGATAACCGTAATACGGTTAATCAATTGGACAGTTCTGGCATTCTCATCCACAGTCCGTTGAAGATTGTCCAACTTTTCAGAGAATCGATTCATCCGTTCAAAATGATTATGGTTCTCTTTCTCAATAGACAGAATTTTTTCCTCTGTCCGAGCAAGAGAGACCATCGCATCTGCGAGTTTGTCGATTTTCAGTTCTATGCGGTCTAACCGCTTTGCCTGCGTTTCTGTTGCCATTACTTGTCCCATCGAAATGTAAAACTACGTTACTATTTATATATCTCTTATTCTCAAAAGAAGGTCACTATCACCTTTTATAACACGATGATAGGTCATCTTCGGAATCCTAAACCTGTCGCCAATATTTAAATCGACAGGTAACTCGTTGTCCAGTTGGAATTTCCATCCAACACAGTCTTCTACTTTAACATCACGATCATGCAGATCACGATGCCAAATTAAATCTTCCTCACGTATTTCCTTTCGAAATAAACGAAGGGTGTCTCCGTTCATCATCTTGAAATCTACGTAGGGTTTACCAGAAGAACGATCCGCCACCACTCAACCCCAATTGCTTTGCGTATCGTGGTAGACGACATGCCCAGTAAGCCGCCTTCGTCTTGTCATTCTGTTGTGCACACTTGTGACGTGCTGCAAACGACTTCCGTGCCGCCGGGTCATTCAGTTTAACCTTCAGACCTGTCGTATCACCCCATGATACTTTTTTGATGTTTCCTGTGGACGGGTCTTTGACGTACACGTAGTACTTCTTCGGCCCACCCGCCTTTGGTTTGTTGAGTTCTGGTTGCTTCTCCTCTTCGAAGATGCAGTCCAGCGCAACGTGTTGACCATTGAACTCTGCGAACTCTCCAAGGTTAGACTCCATGATGTCTACCTCGTGGGGATCGATCTCTAGTTCACCCGCAAGGTATTCCTCACGTGCTTGTCTCCAGTACTCAAAGTACTTCTCCGAACCTACACGGTACGGATTCTCTTCTACTAGATTCGACTCTTGTCCACAGTCGCAGTGTTCGTGAAATGATCTCATGTGATATACGTATTGAGTTCGTAACGCTTGTTGTCCAGATTGGTCACCTGTACTGCTAGCATCTTACGCTTCTCATCTTTTAACTTGAGAGTGAAACTGTTGGTCTTACCGTTGGACGGTTTGCGAGGGCCAGTTGCAACCTTACGATCAATATCGTCGGGGTCTACTTCGTAACCTTTCTTCTTCGCATACGCATATGCGGCAGCCATTGCATCCGAATAGGTCTTGTGGTAAAGAGGATATTCTTCTTTCCTTTCTCTCAGTGAAAAGAAACTAATACCTGTCTTTTCTTCACGCATGATCCGACCACCCTTCCACATACCGTGTTTCTGGAAGATTTGGATCACGCCATCACGGGGGTCAGTGTCCATTGCACCAATAAACTTCTTCATCGCCATGAAAGTCTTGTCCTGCTTGTTTACGTCTGACTCTTTACCAAGTTGACGAACAAACTGACCGACCTTCATGAAGGATGACTTATCGATACCACCATGCTTCTTCGCATAGTCATCGAATGCCTTTGCGACCTTGAAGTAGTCTACCGCTTCGTTCACAGACTCTTCAAATAGCTTACGAATCTCTGCGCCGGGAACATAGTCAGGCAGCATCTTCTCAAGATCATCGGCAGAAACATCTTTCATCTTAGCAACCTTGGCAGCAAACGCCTTCATGGTCTTGCTCTTCACCATCTTAGCAGCGATATCTTTACCTGCAGCTTCAGTCATTTCCACTTCCTCTTTGACGGGTTTACCACCCTTGGAAATGATGCCATTATATCCTTCTTTCTTCTTCCCGTCAAGGAATTTCTTTGCGGATGCCATGTCCATGAACTTAGTGACCTTGATGGGGCCTTTCTTGGACTTCGCATACTTAACTTCAAACTCAGGTTTAGCACCCTCCGCAACTCTCTTCGCAGTCGCAGTAGCGATGGCCATCTTCTTGTCCATCGGCATATCGGGATTGTCTTTCTCAATCGCCTTTGCGATCTCTTCCCTTTTCTTTTTCTCTGCGGGGGTGAGAGTCTTCTCACGCAGTTCTCTGAATTTCATTACGCTAAATCCTTGTCGTGGTTTAGATTACCCTTTTTCTTCTTAACGATGAACGCATTCACTCTTGCCATACCCCACTGCTGAGGTGTAGTGCCAGGCCGGTGACCCGTCTTCCACGCCGCAACACCACGGTCATAAACTTTCTTCAGAGTATCCACAGAGATACCTGACTTCTTGGACTTGGCGGCAAGACCATCGGGCCCTTCCTCCAAGTTACCTAGACTGTCCCAGAGTGCATAA